CCCGTCCGGGTGTCCCGAGTAAAGTCCGTCGTTCAGACTCCGCTTGTAGACCTCTATCGTAACGTCCACGGAGACGGAGTTCCGGGAGAACGAGAGTTCTATCCGTCCCCGTTCCGCGGTTTCGAGAAAGTTCCCCTCCGTCGTCTTAACCCGCTGTCTGTTTTCGGCTACGAGGTCCTGTATGTCCGACATGGTTCTTATCTAATCAGTCCCTCGGGCGCGACAGGTATCGTTTGGGTAGCGGACGAACTTATCTGAACGTCGTAATTCCCTACCTCGTCGAACCTGTAGGTAAACTCGAACGTTCGAGTGTTTCCCGCCTCGATTTTCACTAAGTCGGACTCGTCTACAACCGACCCCTCTACTTTCAGGGCGGCTACAAACACTTCCGCGTAGGACCCGTTATTAGTCACGTCCGCGGAGATAGTAACCGTCTGGTAGGGGGTCGGAACGTCGGGACTGTAGGACTCGTTCGCCCAACCGAATAGCGAACCGGAACTCTCCTCCTCAACGGGCGGCGACGTGTTGGAAAAGTGTATTTCCTCCCCAAAAATCTCAACCGTCCCGGCGGGAACCCGGTCGCCCTCCCGAGTTACGCCCGCCTCGTCATGAAACCGGAACCCCGTAACGAGTCGTCCGTCCTCGTCCGTGGACTCCCCACCGACGGTTTCGCCCCACGACAGGGAGTTTTCCCACTCCTCGTAGGAGTCGAACGTCGAGAGGGAGTCCTGAAAGTCGGTGAACGAGGCGTATTTAGTTTCTAATTGTTCGCGGAACGTGGACGCCTCCCCCGCGGAGAACCCGTGGGTATCCTGTAAATACGTCTCGAACTCGGACCATGAACTAAGCCCCTGAACGTCGTCGGAAAACGTCGCGTAGTCCGTTGAGTCCGCGAGGTCGTTCCACAGGTCCCGGAGAGGGTTCGCCTGTGTGTTCGGGAGTTTCAGTCCGAGGGCTTTCAGTATATCTCCGTTCGAGAGTCCGTCGTCCGTAACCATGTTATGCCTCCGACCCCGTAACCCCGATAGTTACTTTCCCCGCCTCTCCGACCTCTTTCGAGGAGACGACGAACGTCCCGTTAATGTCCTGTGGGGACCATGATATATCTATTACCTGTCCTATCTCTATCTTTCGGTAAGCGGCGTCGGCTATTGTGAAACTCATAGCGGTGTCGTCCCACGCATTATCGTTCAGAAAGCCCTCTCCGTAATCTACGAGTTCACCCCGGTTCTGAATCTCTTTCTCAACGAGAGGCTTATCCCGGGGCGCGACTCCGTAGAACGCGATACTTCCCGAGGACTGTAACTGAACCTGTAGGTCGCCCGCGCCCTGAACGGTTACGCGGTTCACTATGTCCGTTGAGTCCCGGCTAAACTCCGCGTCTACGACCCGCGTCGAGGCGTAGTCTATCGCCTCCGGCGCGGTTGAGTCCCCCGCTGGTTCGTAGTGTAGGCGGTCGTTCGTATCTACGAACGAGGTCGCGCCGTCCTCGACAGTTAGTTTTTGGACGAGTTCCATCATGGTAAGGTCGAACCGTCGGGTAATGTCCCGACCGGAGTCGAGGACGGTCGTCGAGGGGGCGGAAACCTCCGCGTCTCGGGAGACAAGTCCGAACGGTCGGGTCCGTCCAAAGTCGAGGTAGCCCGCCCGTGGTTCCGGGAGGTTCCCGTTTATCTCGAACCTGAACTCTAACTTATTCAACCCGGAGAGGTCCCCACCGTCGGACGACGCCTCCTCCGCGGGATAGCGGCGCGTAACCGCCTCTCCTGTGTCGGGTATATCCATGTCCCACACATAGGAGTTCCCGCCGTCATCCCGGAGTTCTATTTCCCCGCTAAAGTAGTCCCCGGCGTTATTGAACATAAATCGCGTCTCGAACCACAGGAGGGCTTTCGAGGGCGCGGCGTTCGAGGCTATCGGGTCGAGGGTCGCCCGATAAGTTCCACTATCCTCCTCCCGAAAGTAGGCTACCAGAACGTCGCCGCCGCGTTCATGCAGTTTTTGAGACGGAATGTCCGCGACTCGAAAGTTCGGGACGGTCGAGGACCAACTACTCCCGTCGTCGCCGTCGAACACCGTAACCGGGTTCCGGGGTTTCGTTTTCCGGTTGACCGCCTCCCGGACAACCGCGCCGGAGTCCTGTTCGTAAAATGGCCTATGGACCTCCTCGTAGTGTAGGGCGGCGCGTTTGTCTCGGGCGGTTAGTTCTATAGAGAGGTTCCGACCACCCGAGGGGGGTTTCTTTTCGAGGACGCCGACGAACTCCGTCGTCCCGCCCCGCTGTATAACGACCTCCTCCCCGTAGTCGAACGACCGATTAGCGGGTGTGTTCGCCGCCTCGACCGTCGCGGTCCCTAACTCCTCCTCGTCTTTCCCCTCGTAGTCCACGTTCGTAACGCGGTCCACGTTCGACCCGCCGATAGTGACAGTTACAGACATGGTTCTATGATACGTAGGCGTCGAGATACGTCCACTCTATCTCGAACTCGTAGGACCCCGCGCCCATGTCCGTCGCGGTCGCGTCCTCCGTAATCCCGACCTCCGTTAGGACGCCGCGGACGCCCGACCGCGGTCCCCAATACAGGAGGTCGAACCCATCGGTAGTGTCGAATCCCCACTCTTTCCCGGCGCGGCGTAGTTCCGTCTCGAAACCGCGGTCGTCGTCCGAGTAGGACCCGCTGTTCGGGTAGTGGTGTCCCTCTACGTCTTTGATTATCCCCGTGACCGTATACGTCTCACTTTCGAGGACGAGTTTCCCGCCGATAACCTCCCGGAGGGCGCTAATCACGGAGTCCGTTACCAGTCCGTTCGACTGATTGTAGTCCACGTTCTCGGACTTGAACCGGAACTCCTCGGACCCGTCGTTTCGGACTATGCGAACCGGGTCGGTTAGGTCCGGCATGGTTTACCGGACCCCCGCGAGGTCGCCCGTCTGTCCGCCGAGTTCGTCGCCTATCATTTTGGCTAACCGTTTCTGTTCGGACCTGTTCATGTTCTCGAACCCCTCTCCCTCCGCGTTTATCTCGACGTTTACGTTCTGTTCTTGAACCTCCGTTCCGCCGTCCGAGTCGCCGGGGGCGGACGCCCCGCCGGAGGACGCCCGGGAGAGTTCGCGCCCCTGTCGCCCGCCGTCGCGGGTGAGGTTCTGTCCCCGCTGGTTCAGTCCCGAGGTCCCGCGGTCCGCCCCCATAGTGTCCGGGGCATACTGTTCGAGGGCGGCGTTCGCCCGCTGTTGTGTGTTTTGTAGGTTCGACTCGAACCGGGACTCCGCGGCGGACATGCGGGAGGAAAGGTCCTCGTTCGCTACCTCTCCTATCTCGGGAACGTCCGGGGACTGTATAGATACTCCTCCGACGCCGTTAATGTCTACGCCGGGGACGCGGTTCGCCTCGTCTATCAGGTCGTTAATCACGTCTACCGCGCCGTTCATAGCGGACTCCATACCGCCTACCACTCCGTCCGCTATCCCCTGTGTCATGCTGTTAGTGACCCCGATTAGGGAGTTCAGTCCCGAACGCCACGTATAATCTATCGCCTGAATCCCGGAGTCGAACGCGTATTTTATCCCGGACCACATGACCTCGAACCCGGAAACCGCTTTCACTCCGAAACGTATCATGGCCTTCAACCACTCCGCGGAGGTGTTGATAACCATAGTCTTAGCCCCCTCAAAGTCTCCCGTAAGGGCGAGAAGCCCCGCGCCTATGAACCCGACGAGAGGACCGCCTATCATGTAGGCCATATCCGCGAACGTCGAGGTAATGGTCCCCGCCTCCGCCTGTGCGACCGGAGTCACGTCGGTAAGTCCGAGGAGTTCCGACCCGAGGAGTCCAACCCCGATAGTCGCTAACGCGAGTCCCGCGGCTATCCCGGCGGGTCCGGCGACCGCCGCGTAGAGGGTCCCGACCGCCCCGGTTAGGTAAGTCGTCGCCGTCGTCGCCAACCCGACCGCGCCGGAGTAGGCGACCGACGCCGCCGTAGCCATGCTAAAGTTACCAGTAAGAAAGTAGAGGGCGGACGAGAGGAGTCCCGAGGCGACTTTCGCCTTCCGAGTCCACCGTTCGTTTTTCTCGACCTTTTCGGTCGTCTCCGCCGTCGCGTCCCCCATAGTCTCCTGTGCGGCGGCGGACCCAATAGCCGACTCCGCCGCGCCGTCGAAACTCTCCTGTAGCCCGCCCGCTTGTTCCTGTGCCTCCCCGACGCCGCGGGTTTCCGCGGTCCAATAT